TGAATTTCATCCGTCAAGACGAGGATTTGTGGCTTAGCGCGCTTTTGCCGATGACGTTGACGCAGACTGTTCAGATCAACGTCGCGAGCACGCCCTGGAACAAAGACAGCGTCTATTACAAGATGTGTTATGACAAGAGTTTCAAGATTTTCAGCGGCAACATCTTCGAGCGAGATCCTCCCCGGTACTTCTTAACTTGGAAAGACGTGTTGAAGCCAAATGGACCTTTAGACCCGTACCAGGTTGAGGTGATGCGGGAACAATACGCAGGAGATCCTTGGCGTTGGAAGCGTGAGATGGAAAGCAGCTTCGTCGACGACGAGACAAGCTTCCTGCCGAGCAGCCTCATAATCCGGTGTCAGAACGGCGAGCTGGAGTTTGCGAAGTTTGAAGACAGTCTCCAGGGCGACTTCTTTGTTGGTTGGGATCTAGGGCGCGAGAAAGATCACAATGCCGTTTCCATCGTCCAGAAAGAAGCTGACGTCTGCCGTTTGGTGCACTGCAAACAGTTTCCGCTTGGCACGCCCTATGTCACTGCGATGGCCTATATCAAGTCGCTCTGCGATCGCTGGAAAATGGTTCGAGGAACATATTACGATCACACCGGCACGAAGGGCATGGATGAAGAGATAAACAAGGCTGGCTTCCCTGGAATCTTCGGCGTCGATTTCACGCCTCAGACGAAGCATGGCATGGCCATGACTTTGAAAGAGTTGATGATGACTAGTCGGGCGGCTGATAAGACCTTGCCTGTTCAGGATGCGCGGCGTCGTTTCGAGTTGCCGTTTGACCAGGACCTCCAGGCAGAGTTAAACGTCGTTCAGTGGGAGCAGCGGCCTGGCAGCGAATTATACAGTTTCAGTCATCCAGAAGGCTCGCATGATGACCGGTTCTGGGCTACGTGCCTGGCGGTCTATGCGGCTTCAAAGATGATTGTCCGAAGAGGGTCTGTTGATTTCGGCGTTGTCGGCGAAAAGTAATGTTTGGTCGGAAAAAGAAAACTGAGCCCTTGCAGCGTACGGGGCACGTCGATATTGAAGGGAAAAGTAGCGGTGCGTACCTTGTGGCCAGCACTGAAACGGGAGCTGCCGTTGTTCAGTCGAGGATTAGAGGAAGGCTCGAAGCAGCCAAGTTGATTGAGGCAACAGTGAACCCGGCTACTGCTGTCAAGGTCCCCGTTGGCGCCGTAAGCGGTTATGAGTACCCGGAAGATTTCAACGATTTCCAAGACTACCTGGACGCGTACAATTACATTCCATTCGTCGCCCGTGCTGTCGATATTAAGCAGTTTATGACCTGGCAGATGGGCTACGACCTAGAATGTGACGACGAATCCAGCAAGAAGGCTCTCACTGAGTTTTTGACGAAGATCCAGGCTGACACTGTAGTTCGAGACGGCAACCTTTTCGCTCTCCTCTTCGGGAACATGTACTGGAAAACTCAGAAGGACAAGAAAGACTTTTTGCGGCCGTTGAACCCGATGGGCATGGGCTTGAAGCTTGACTCAGAATCTGTCGTCACTGAGTACCGTTATGAAGTCAAGATGGGAAAAGTTGAACGGTTCAAGCCTGAAGAAATTCTCCATTTGAAAATTCACGCTGAACCCTGGAGTCACTTCGGCGTCAGCTCTCTCCGGCGGGTCCTTCCGACTGTTAAAGCTCTGCTCTTCATGGAGGAAAAGCTCCCATGGATTGCCCGACGTCGTGCAGACCCGTTGCTGCTTCTGAACATTGGAACGAAAGACGCGCAAGTTGACGATGAGAGTTACAAGCGCATCAAGAATGACATAATCAATCGGAAGCCGGGCGAGGACATTTTCAACCAGAACCAGATTATCGAGTCTGTCCAGGAGATTTATCAGAGCGCGAGTGTCGGTGGCCGCCAGACTGTTGAGCCTATTATCGCTCATTTCGTAAGAAATCTTGTCGCAGGCCTCGGCGTTCCTGAACCAGCTCTAGGGTTCGGCGGCACGACGACGATGGCAACTGCTGAGTACCAGGAGACGATCCTGCAGAGTGAGATCCGGGATTATCAGCGGGGTTTAAAGCGTCTTCATGAATCTGTGATTTTCCCTCTTGAGACGTCGACGTCGAAGCCCGTGAAGCTTGTTTGGAGACCTTTGACTGAAGAGGACAAGGAAATTCTTAGCAAGATGCTCCAGGGCGAGGTTGAGCATGCGATCGTTTCGCCAGAGTTTGCGAGTAAGCGGCTTGGATATCCTGACGACGCCCGGACAGACCTTGTGATTGACAGTAGGCTCGTGCCGAAAATTCCAATCTCTGAAACGCGCGCGTAGCGGCATGCCTCATCAAACCCTTTAAGCTCGCGGGCATTTTGACACATAAAAACGACAACCGAAATGACATAGTGCCGAGGGGAGAGAGGCATGTTAAAATGAAAAATAATATGGGTGCTTTGCAACCTAGCAGTTGAGGCAAATTATTGGATTGGAACTACTGGTAGCATGAGTGTGAAATTGTTGCTACTGTCCGAGAAACTCAAGCCAACATGGCCGCCTATATCTGACGTAGTTGTTTTTCCTTCGAGCATGATATTTACGAATAGTCTGTCTCCAACATTCATTGTTAAAGGTGCTGATGTATCAAACATGTAATTTACGGGATTATCCGTGTGTTTTGTAGCATCAAGCCAAGCTGTGCGACTGGTGATATTCTCAGAATACGCGACTAATCGTGTGCCGTTCGGCATTATCTTTCCCACCGAGATTGTTCCTCTTGCCGTTAGAACAATCGTCGCAGTAGGATGCATATTGAGGAGAAGGACAATGAAACTACCAACCACCGTTCCACTTACTTCATAAGGGGTTATTGTTCTCTCTATTTGGTCGAAACTGGCATTCAATGCTAACGAGTATGTTGCGGGAGGTACGTAGCCATAAATGTCGGTCATCGGCAGCCGGGGTTTGTCCCAAGACATCATGAAGACTCCATAGCTTCCGTTCGGCAAAATAGCCGCACCACCAGTCAGAATTAGTGTCTGTGGCACAAGGGAATCTTTGAAGCTTGTTCCAGAAGCATTGTCAAGCATCCAGTAGGGCCAGTTTGTCACGTTCACATTTTTCGGCGTCTCTCCTGACGAGCCATAGGCATTCGCTAATGTGATCGCATCGTAAATGTCTACAGTTCCATCTTCCTTTATGTCCGCCCAAGGATCCCAGTTCGGACTGTCTGCCGACCTTGTTGTAGCAACCATGAATAGCGTTGAAGTCAAACAGAAAGTAGTCAAAGCAACAATAATCAAATCTCTTCTAAACTTCATCGTATCACCTCCCCTTTCTCCTTCGCGCGCGCGAGAACGAGAATCAGTTATGCTTTGAATGTGTTTTTAGCGTTTGTGTAAGAGCGTTCTAGAATCAAGAGACGTGATGTGTTGGGGTTCAGGATCGCTGATGGAAATGACAAAGAGAGATAGGTAGGGTTTTGATGCCGAGACATCCTGACTTTCAGAAAATCTATGATGCTTTCATGTGGCGGTACTGTGAAGACCACAAGGAATGCGACGTCGGGAAAAATTACTATTACGGCTGGCTCAAGAATATGGGCTTGGATGACACGAAGCCGTATCAGCGGCCACAAGAACGGTTCAGTTGGATCGAGCCTTACTTCAAATATCTCAAAGAAGATGAGAATGCCAAATACTTCAAGGTCGAGGCGCTTTTCCCGCTCACCAGCATGAACAACAACATCTACACAGAAGAGGAGCTGCTGAGAGGAACAAGAACCCTCATCGGTAAGACGCCCAACTGGAACCATACGCCTGAGATGGCGCCGGAAGTGCAAGTTTACGATGCTGAGTACGAAGGCAGTTGCGCTGAGTGTCTATTAAGAGTCCTCAAAGACTCGAGAGCGCTCCGGGAGATCGAGACCGGCAACGTCGTCCATGTAAGCGTTGAGATTGATTGTCTTCGCGGGTCTGAATGGACGCCGGAAGGCTCGACATGTGCAGGTCTAGTTTTCATAGGCCTTGCCCTTCTAACGAAAGATGTCCTGCCCGGTGTGCCTTTGACTCGTATTATGCCGGTTGAGAAACTGGTTGAATCCTTCACAGTCACAGATGTGACCAAGATGAGTGAACAAAACAATTCTAATCTGCCTCCAGGAGCGAAAGAAACTGAGTGGACCGCAGCGTACATCAATGACCTTCCAGATTCAAGTTTCGCCGTGATCGAACCCGCATACCCGGAAAAGACCCAGGATAAACAGTGTCGGCATCTACCGTACAAGGACAAGGATGGAACAGTGGACCTTCCGCATCTACGCAATGCACTTGCTAGAATGGACGAGATTGAACCGGTTACAGACAGCATCACGACCGAGGAGCTCAGGGCGAAAGCTCAGAGCGTCTTGATCGCCGCTGCCAAAGCTGCCGGTGTCGGAGACTACGAGTTGAAAGAGAAACTTGCTGGCATGGAGACTAGGCTCAAAGCTTTCGAAAGTGAA